ATGCCACAAACGTTTAACATAAATAATAATGATGTCGTTGCGTTAACGAATAAGTTAGAAAAAATTCATCGATCAGCAATGCCGGTTAGTGTTAGGGAATCTCTAAATATGGCTGCTAGTGAAATGAAAACTAAATTTATGTTTGATACATTTGATGATAATTTTATTGTTAGGCGTAAAACATTTTTAAAGTCACATACTGCATATAATCGAAGTAAAAATACATTTGATTTGCGCCAAATGTCTGCTGAGGCTGGAGTTATTGGCGGCAAGGATAAAGCCGGCGATAGATTGGAGATGCAAGAAAGGGGAGGAAATATTGCAAGTAGGTCCGTTCCTGCCTATGAAGGCGCAAGTTCAGCGGTTCGTATTAGTGGTAGCACTGATAGACGGCAAAAATCTAAATTGCAATACAGTAGGTTTAAAGGAATGAAAAAAGGGTTGATTTCTAAAACCAGACAAATAACCATTATAAAAACTAAAAACCGTATCTTTGAAATGCGTAGTGGCGGCAGATTTCGCACATTATACGTATTAAATAGACCAGTAAGGATAAACAAGGACCCATTTATTGAGCCGGCCGGAAATAGGGCGCATAAATTAATACCACAATTCTATGCACAGCAAGGGCAAAAAAGAATTGATAACATAATGAGAAAAAAATGAGCTGGTTAGATCGCATTCAAAATTCAAGGCTTACCATAATTACTGGTGATGGAAAAGAATATACACCATTATGGATGGAGGCAAAAAAGAATATTAATTTTAATGCCGCCGGTTTTGATTTTATTGGTGTTGATGGTACTTATGTTGATCGTAAAAAAACATCCGGCACACAATACCCAATATTGCTATATTTCCAAGGGGAAAACCATATTGAGGTATTAAATGCATTTGAAACATCTGCAAAGGATTCTAGACCGTGGACTATGCGCCACCCTTTATATGATGATTTAAATGTACAACCGTTATCATTAGAAATTGATAACTCATCGCAAAATGTATCTAAAGTATCTGGTGTTGTTTGGGAAACAATATCAAAAGTATTTCCAGAGGTTGCAGTTTCCGCGGAGGAGAGCATTATTAGCCAAAAAGAGGTAAATGATGAGCAATTGGCGGCAAATTTTACAGAGGAAATAAAAACCCCGGATAGTTCAAGTGTGCCAAAGTCAACAAAAATAAATGGATTTATAGAAAAATCATATGAATTAATAGCAAAGACAAACGAGGCGAAACAAGTATTAAAGGATGCAGCACGTGAGGCATCTGGAGCCACGCAAAACATGACCGCGGCACCACTTAGATATATACAAAAAACTCAAGCATTAATAAATTTTCCTTTCTCTATACAATCTACAATTGAAACAAAAGTAATTGCAATAAAAGAGAATTTAGATAGCTTAGTAGGTATTTTTATACGTGATGATAGTACGGATGAGGATTATTTGATATATGAATCAAATGCCAATACTATGATGTCACAAGCCGCAGCCGCCGCGGTTAATTCAGATGTTAATACATATGAATCAAGGGCGGAGGTTATTAGGGTAATTGATTTATTGACCGTTTCATATGATAGTGTATTGGAAACGTATGATGATGCTGGTTGGAACCAAAACCAGGATACGGCCATACAAATGGACAATATTATTAATGAAACTATTTCGGCATTGTATGAAATTGCTTTTTCTGCAAAGCAAGAGCGATCTACAACATTGGTATATGATAGTAATATTGTAATTTTGGCACACAAATATTATGGCTCAGGTGATGAAAATTTGCAAGATTTTATTGATAAAAATAATATTCAATTAAATGAATATATAACGGTGCGCAGAGGCCGTAAAATAGTTTGGTACGTATAATGAAACTACTCATAAATAACAAAAAATACGAATTCTTTACGGGATATACTATTAGTCTGGCATATAATAGCGTTGCATCATCGTTTAGTTTTCCCGCATTAAAAGAAATTACCAACTCACCAACCGATTATCCATCATGCAAAGTTTTGGATGATGATGATAATTTATTAATTACCGGCACGGTGGTAAATCAAGAGTTTGTATTATCAGCAAAGCCAACATTAAATCAATATAGTGGGTATTCATTACCCGGAATCATTGAAGATTGCCCCATACCAATCGATTTATACCCGTTGCAATCTGATAACCTATCATTAAAACAAATTACTGATAAACTTTTAAAGCCGTTTAACCTTTCTTATGTGGTTAGTGGTGGCATTGATTCAGATTTTAATAAAAAGTTTGTAAAATCAACCGCAAGTGCTACACAAAGTATTAAATCTTATTTGCAACAACTAGCAAGCCAAAGGGATATCATGATATCTCATAATAAAAAAGGGCAAATTGTTTTTACCCGTTTAGATGTAAGCAAAATAAAACCCGTTGCCGTTTTTGAAGATGGTAAACATGGTATTGATTTTAGAATGTCGGTAAATGGTCAGGGCTTGCATAGTAAAATTACGGTTGTAAAGCAAGCAAGCACGGACAACCCGGATGCCGCGCAATATACAATTACAAATCCATATGGTAATATATACCGCCCAAAGGTTGTTATTTTAAGTTCTGGAGATGTATTTGATGTAAAAAAGGCAGCAAGGAATGAATTAAGTGCTGAATTACAAAATATAAAATTTACATTTACATCTAAGGTATTTTATAATGTTGGTGATGTGATCCAATTAAGCAGTGCAAAATTTAATATCAATAAATTAATAAATTTGTTTATTGATACTGTATTAATAAAAGGCTCTCAATCTGGTGAGATTTATTCATACTCATTAAGTTTGCCGGATGTATATGGAGATAATGAAGTAAAAAATATATTTGAATGATAACAATTACAAGGGTAAAGCAAGCTGCTAATACATTTATTAAAGTGTTGAGGTATGGAAAAGATGATGTGCAAACATCTGAACCGGTATTACCACATGGCATAGATTCAAAGCCAGTAAAAGAAGATTTGGCGGTACATAGTGATACATCAAACAGTGACACAACGGTTATACTTGGATATATTAAAAAATTCACTAATACAAAAACTGGTGAAACGCGGATTTATTCAACCGATGAGGATGGTGCGGAGCAATTTGAAATTTTACTAACCGATGATGGAGATTGTATATTTAATGGTGGCTCAGATAATGCCGTTAGATATTCTGAGTTGAACATTGCGTTCAACGAATTGAAAGAAGATTTTAATTCGTTGGTATTAACGTACAGAGGACATATCCACATTACAACGGCCACGGTTGGACCAACTGCCGTTCCGGGTGTTATTGCACCAACTACATCTGGTGGCACGGAATCAACGGCCAATATTGCTCTAGCTAAAATTGGTGAAATATTAGTGCCTTAACACCACCCAAATCAATAGCAATAATGATATTAATAAGTAGGCAAAGCGTATTGTTTTAAATAAATCTTTCATAATTATTTTTAAAATTTGCGCATTAAAACGCGCTCTAACATTCTATAATAGCCATTAAAACGGCTATTACGCCAGTGTTAGCTGCCACCTTAAAACATACCGTAACCGCACATATGGTTTAGCATTTCTTTACTTCTAAACATCTTCTCCTTGTCTTTCTCTATAATAGATGAATTAGTAGAAGTGTTTTCGAGTAAGTATTTAACCTTTTGAATAATCGAATGATATTCTTCAGCAATAAATGAAACAGGCAATATAGATGTGTCAAATCCTCCATTAAATAAAAACCCACCAGCGTTGTCTGTAATTAATAATTTAACATCACCACTATGTAGGCGCAAAGATATTTCTTGCCTCCTAGATGTTCCATACAAAATAAAAGTATCCCCAGAACATCCTAGTGGAGCATAGCTGTTGTGTCCTAATGTTTTTGCGTGGTTTAGTACACGCTTTAACAATGCTACGGTTATTTTTTTAGTATCGTTTTTTAAAAATTTATCATTCATATTTATGTTTTTTAATTAATTATTAGAATCAAAACCGTACAGCTAACAACAACTCAAAGCACATAATAAAAACGTGCTTTAGCCTAATCATTAGCAGCAACTACTATTTAGCTTCTGAAACTTCATCTAACAATTGCTTTCTTTTCTTACTGTCTGCTCTTTTCTTTACTTGAGTTTCTATTTTTGCAATATCTTCAAGGCTGCCAGCGCCTCCTTTGCTTATTACGTTCTCGTAAATACAGACAAGGGAGTCTGTGTGTTTTTCATTAAACCCAAAACCTGCTATATTGCAAGCGATTCTCATATAGTTTATTTTTTCTTCGTGTGTTAATTCTGCTTTCTTGCTCATAAGTTTTATTTTGCTGCTAACACTCTATAAAAAGAGCATAAAGCAAGGTTAGTGTTTCAATTAATTATTGGCTGTTACGCCTTTTATAGTTGTCATTAGCGTTCATTACTCGCCTCAAATTCACTGCATACAATCTGGCATGCTTCATTAAATTTAATACCACTAAGATATTTTTTTATTATCAAATCACCAATCAAACATCTTTGTTTTAATGCGTTTTGGTGTATTTTAGAGGCCGTTACACCTATAACATCAATTCCGCCAATCAACGCTCTTATTTCATCGGGATCATCGGAATTTATTACATCATAAATGTTTTTAGGTGGGCGGCTTGTTACATATAATATCTTGTCAACCGACAATGCAAGCATTTCCGTTTGTAATTGCCAGAAATCCTTTTGTGATTGGTCCACCTTACATTCCACTCTATCATAATGAGTTCCCCAATTCATTGCGGATTTAATTTCAACTCCAATAGTTATTTTTTCACTTTGAAAAGTACATACCATTGCATCATCTGGAGATGCGCCCAAAATACCTTCCATCCCTTTCACCTCAATAAATCCTTTTGGCTCAATCTTAAAATCGGGGTACATCTCAATTAACATATCCGATATAACCGGCTCACATTTGCGGCCGTACTTGAAATTTTTATTATCTCCTAATTCGCATACTATACCGGTTTCTCTTTCCCTGGCCTTTTCGTAAATGTACTTTTTTGCCGTGGTCCCTAAATCAATTAATTTTTCATGCTTTCCCCATTCCATTCTGCCGGTTGATGGGGTGCAGTTCATTAGGTTTTTATTACCGGAACCGGTAAACCTTCCACGCCTACTTTCAAACCAATCCGCGGTGCGTTGCAGTTCATCGACCGTTCCGGTATCATATCCATTTGTTTTTAATTGGGATATAATACCGGCCTCCGCCTCTCTTATTTTATTTAGAAATTGCATTCCAAATTTGTGTAAATTGTGCTTCTAATCTTGTTTGATTATCTGGAGAAATACTATTGTATATCTCAATCCATTTTGCTCTTAATGGGTGCATCAGGTTTATATACGATGTAAGCGCATCCGCAGTTTCTAAAATCTCACCATCATCAGTGCATGCGTATTTTTTATTGTTCAGTACTCCGGATTTTAGTTTTACCGGCTCCATGGCATATATATATGCACCAACACCGAAATGCACAGCCGCACGTTTTAGCGCATCGCTTGCACTGCCTTTTTCCTTTGCATACTCAGATGGTACGCCAATGTCACTTTTTGAAATTTCTTTATCTGCAAGATAAATTGTGAGCTCACAAATCATTCCGCTGCCGCTTGTTTCTGCTAGTGTGTTGCCCCATCCATCAACTCCTAATACCTCATTTAATCGGCTTGTTACTTGCCGCGCATCGATATATGGAACGCACATTGCAAAGTTATTATTTACCGTTTGCGGTTTCCACTTATGTGATGGGTTGCCGTCCTTATCTGTAAACGGTGCGGCTAGTTCTGCGAAAATGTCTCTTTTTTCTTCCATTACTCTACGTTTTTTAATATTTCGTTTATTTCTGTTGAGTACAAATCATAACCAAGATCACCCAATGCCTCAGATGCTTGTTTTAATGCACTTATTAGCACGTCTTTTTCTTTTTTAAGGTGTTCAATCTCTTCTTTTGCTTCACCATAGCTACGGCGTAATAATTCGTTATCGTGTATTAATGTTTCCTCGTTTGTCATATTATTTTGTTTGTGCGCATCGCGCGGGTTAATTTGCTCCACCGGCAGGACTCGAACCTGCGACCTATATGACCTAAAAAGGGGCACCTCTCTACCAACTGAGCTACGGTGGAAATCGTTAGTTTATATATTACGTTCGAATGCTTTTTTTGCAGCAGTATTAATGTCGAATGATGTTCTAATTAAAAACAGATCATTTTCTCTTGATGTTAATGGCTTTCTTGCAATAACCCTATCTTGGATTTCATTCATTTCTGTTTTGTAAGTTTCGATTGTTCTCATTTGGCGTTTTTTTAAGATTATTATCTCATCCAAGATGGACGTTGATTTCTTGATGCTTCTAAGTTTGTTTCTTCAATTCTGTGAAATACAGCCATTTTACTTTCTTTTCTCCATGAGTCGCTTAATTCAATCGACTCCTGGACCAAATCAATAACATTATCGCTCTCGTTCATTTCCCCGTCAATCAGTCTAACCATTGCCGTCATTATTTCTTTAATAAATTTAACATTTCCTATTTCATTTATTTTTTCAATAATTTCGATCCTATTGTCTGTTAGTGTTTGAGTTGTCATATCCGTGTAGTTTTTGCCTTAATTGTTACACAAAGATAGGTGTTTTAAAACACTATGCAAGTAAAAAGCAATTTATTTTTAAAAAAGCCTCTAAAATTTCACTCCTAGAGGCTAAATAATTAAAATGGTAAGTCGTTGCCCTCCTGTAAGGTTGTGCCATTGGCGGCATCGTTGTTTGCAGCTGGCGCACTAGTAGATGCATTGTGATTACCTAAAATTGGTAACTCCTTTAATGCAGCCTCACCCATTTTTTCACGAGTCTCTTTATTAAAGGACTGTTTTACAATGTGTGTTGCATAATCTTTTGCCTCTTTCATCTCAAAGCCTACCAGATCAACATACACCGCACCATCTTTTCCCTCAAAAAAATTGTTTGCTTCAATAGGTATGAAAATACCTCTTACAACACCGCCTTTACCTTTACCCTCCATTTTTACATGTTTGAATGCTGCTAAGTTTAATTTACTTGTAATCATAATTTTACCTTTCGTTTTAAAAATTTAAATTAATATTATTTACTTTCATTTTCATATCTAGCACTCTACAAATGTTTATGTAGGTTTCTAGTGTTGTATTTGGATTACTTTCAAGGGCATTGTTTACCCTCCTGAAATCATAACCGGTAATTGATTGCAAATCATTTCGGGTTATTTTCTTTTGATCCATCTTGTCTTTTATTACTGCTCCGATTCGTGCCATAATTGCGTATATCTTAAGTCTAATGTTTGTATTTCATTTCCATTTTCGTCAGTGGTTCTAACCTCCTCCTGTTTAATTTTTAGCAACTTCATTTGATCAACGGTAATCAGTTTATTAAAAACTTCTCTACTGGTTTTCCCGTTTTTAAATACTTCAATTGCTATTAATAGATATCTCATGTGTTACTTAATTCAATCCTTTACAAAAATCAATTCCTTTTTTTACTGTTTTACTGGTCCAACCAAATTCCTTTCCAAATTGCTCAATTGCATCCTCTCGGCCTTTATACCATAATTGACGGAAAAGCCAATATGTTTTGTGTTTCTTTGCTTTCCAGTACTCATGTAGTTCCTTATTAGTCATATCCTTAATTCGCTTTATCTTCTGAACCGTTTTATTTTCAAAATCAAAAACAATTCCGGTTAAATCAACCTCTTTATGTGTTTTTTCTGGATACTTAAAACCGCAAAAAGGACAAATTGTATATGCTGCTAATATTAATCTTTTACAACCTGACTTATCTCCAATTTGATTTCCATCAGCATTAAATCCGCATTGTTTAACCGGCGGCAATCCCTTACCGGTTGTTTGCTCATGCCATAGCGACCAGAACCGATCCTCCGTATAATAGCCAAGCCGTTTGCAGTTATCACCAAAATCTAATATATTAAAATGTGTCTTACTTGGAAAAATCCTTGAGCCACGACCAACCATTTGAAGGAGCAAAGTTAATGAATTTGTTGCCCTATTCAATATAATTGTTTCACAATCGGGGCAATCATAACCAGTTGTAGCAATCCCGGCATTAATTAAGACTTGAAATTTATTGTTTTTGAAATCTTCAAATATTTGCGCTCTATCACCTGACAATAAATCAAAGTACTCTTTGTATAAATCATATACTCTTTTTCGCTCCTCATACCGTGCCATCTTGCCCATATCATCATCAATTACTTCTTTTGGTGGTGATATACCAGAAACAATGAATTTTGCGGTAATGCCGTTTTTATTAAATTCAATTGCAGTTTTAACACAATGCTCAATATTTACACAAAAACAAATGGCCTTTGTATCTGGTGTTATTTCCTTGTAATTAGTTACAACACCGGCATAAAGTTTTGCAGTATTGTATTTTTGAAACATTTGATTTTCTTTATAATCACCTTTCATATGATCAATTTGCACTCCGGCCATGTCTGGTGCTTCCATTCCGTAATAATCATCATTTACTAAATATCCTGATTTTATCAGGTCCATTACTGATATGGTCGGTATTATATCTTCATAGTCTAATCCTAATTGGCGCATTTTACCGGACCTTTTAGGGGTTGCCGTAAATCCTATTACATGTTTTTTATCTAGCAATCCTGATTCAAACAGATAATTAAATTCTTGTAAATGCATTTCATCTATGATAACAAGGCTTATAGAGGAAATGAACTTTTTCCAATATTCTAAATCTATTCTACGGCGTAACGTTTGCGACATTGCAACATAAGCATTAAAATTATTTGAAACTACATTGCAGCCGGCTTGTATATAAAATGCATTTACTCCAGCCCTTTTAATTGATCCTCCAGCTTGTTGTAATAACTCCGCGCGGTTGGTAAGGATTAGAACTTTATTTGAGTTTGATGCGGTCAATTTGGTTAGTTCACTGAAGATAACCGTTTTTCCCGATCCAGTTGGGGCCTGTAAAATCACATGAAACATTCCTTTTTGAAATGATTCTTTTATTTTAGTGATGGCAGTATTTTGGTAGTCTCTTAATTGCATTACACCAACTCAAATTCATAATGCACTCTAAATGACATCCTCAATGGCTTATATTCTTTTTTAAATACACTAACGGTAATTCCATTTGCGGCTTTATTTGTCTGCACCTCGCCTTTTTTATTTACAATCCATGAAAAGCCGGTATATTTTTTTTTCTTTTGTTTTGGAACGGCCTTTACTCCATAAATTTCATCTCGATCATCTTTATTCATTTCTCTAAAATTTCACTGTTTTATTAATCATTTTTTGTTCAACACCAATAATGCAAGCCGTTTGCATGGATTCCAATGCCTCGGTATTTTTTATAATGGCACTATTAATAAATAGCTTTATCAATTCAATATCTTGACTCATAAAAAAATATCCACCTCTAGAAACAATACCTTTGCCCCAATCTAATTGGTATTTTATATGGTCCCTTTTATGTGTTGATTCCGGTGCCTTTATCTCAATGCAGCACATTAGCCCATTAACATGTAAAATTAAATCACTGGCACCCTTTACCATTCCCATGGCCCTACGATGTAATGCATGTTTTTGGTTAACTGGATTATTATAAATCTCAAATAGTGCCCCATTAAATTGTGGGTGTTCCTGAGAAAACCACATTACTATTTCGTGTTGTATTCTATCTTCTGATTTCATATTAAAACGACTTACTCAAATCTTCGTAAATAATTATTTTCTCCATAATAACCGCAATTGAATGCCCAATCCTTGCCCCCTTTGATTTTTCCCAGCCTTTCAACATTACTATAATATCACAATCAAAAAGTATCTTTATATTTTCAATCATGTAATCATTCCAAGTTAAATGCTCTGAATAATCAACAATATCAAATGGGTTTATTACTTTGGCTCCAGTCTTTTCAAGTCGTTGTTGAGCATCTTTAAAGATAGCCTTTGCCTCATCAATTGGTAAACCGGTTATTTGTCCAGAGATGTAGATTATCATAATTCCTCAACAACTTTACAAGTATAATGCATTTTGCCTTTATAAATAGATTCTCTTTTTTCTGATATTTCAGTTATAATAAATCTTTTATCTTGGCCGTTTCTTTTTGGTATTCCATCGATAATATCATTTACATTTACATCAAGACTTGATACAAATGTAAGTCCAATACCATTTTCATTTTTTTTATTACATCGATCTACTGTTAAAATAATAGATGTTGGTAGGTTCCCAGTAAATTGGCATCCTTTAATTAATTGTCTTTCCATTTTTTATTTTTTTTAGATTTCTTCAACAATAAATAATACTAATTTATTACTTTTATTGTATGCGCTATACACATAATCTTTTTTTAATTTCACTCCGGTAGTTAATCGCATCATACCGCCCGGCCAAGGTTCATCCTTGAGGTATGAAAACCAACCGTGTATCTTATATTTTACACCATTTTCATCTTCTAAATTCTCAACTTCATGAGCCTCACATTTTATTTCCTCACTTGGAACGCACACCACCCGAACTTTATGAACGGGTGGGGCCTTTATCTTTAGAACCGCCATTAAAATGGGAGGTCTTTTAATGGGTCATCTTCTTTTTTTGGTGTCTCTGGCTCCGGTTCTGTCTCTACCTCTGCAACTGGTAATACCTCGGCCACATCTTCGATGCCATTGAAAAACACTTCACCACCTTCAATTAATATTTCACCATCTTTTAAACTCTTTTTCTCAAAGTCTCCGGTAATGTTTAAGAATATACGTAAATCTAATTTTATACAAATATCCTCAAGCAATACCCTTGTTTTATTATCAATGGGTACATTATCAATATACATATAACGTAGTGCCTTTGGCTTGCGACTAAGAAGGAAATTTTGTATTAACAAACAGATAACCGGCTTTTGTGTTCCTGAGTATCCCGACACTTTGCGGAATTGTTTTTTATCATTTCCAAAATATGCCGGATCATATGCACCATTATACATTAAAAATAAATCACCGCTATCATTTGGGGAAATAACCAAGCCATCAACACCTGTATCAACTTTTAAAAGTAAATCACTATATTCTTTTTTTAACTTGACAACATCACCATCAGATTTGCTCCACTCATGCCAACTATCAACCGCCTTTACAATTAAATTAACCTCCTTACCTAATGTGATTTTATTATTTATACCTTCTTTTTCTTTTTCAAGTTCTGAGAAATCAACCTCAATTACCTCTGCATCCGTATCAATGTATTGCTTACCCAATGCAAGCATTTTTGTTTTGATCTCTAAATTCTTCGGGTCCACATATTCAATTGTACAATCAATTTTTCCATCATCTTTAAAAGTGATTAGCTCAATAAATTTCGTTTCTTTTTGATCCTCTGGTTGTGGTAATGTTTTAATCCATGCATCAACCTCTTTTCCACTATAGCCCAATTCAATCAATTTATAATGTGCATCTTTTGCATCATTAATATTATGTGTTTTTGTTACTTGATCCGTGTTGAATTTCTCAACTTCTTTTTTATGATTTGTGAGCTGTTCAGTTCGGCTGGCATTCCTTGTGTGTGCATCATTCACAATTCCTTGCCCTTCCAGGGCTAATTTTTGCAATTTACTTTCCTTGGTACCGTTGGCCTCAGTTTCTTTAATAGTTATTTTCTTTTCAATGGCCTTAATATCTGCCTCTAGTGCTAAAATATCTACATCATCAGGAATTGTGGCCGGGCGTTCCACATCATAACCCTTTGCCTTTAGATCATCGGCAATACCTCCGCACATTTTGCGCAAAGAATCCTTTTCACCGCGTACATCCTCGGCTTTTTCAATACGGCCTAATATGCTTTTTCCATATCCCTCGGCTTTTTTATCGATTATTACACCATGCTTTACCAATTCAAATTTATAAAGTTGTAGTAATATCTTTTTTTGCACACTTTGGTTTTCAGATGTTAATTCATCCATCCTCCAAGTGAGTTCAGTCTGTAAGGTATCAAGATATTTTGCCGGGGTTGCCTTTACACCATCAATTATTGGCTCCTTAATTATCTTACCTTCTTTATTTTTCGTGTATAAAGTATATGTAAGCCCTTTGCCGTATGATTTGCACCCAACGAATACTGGCATATCACCATCAAGTAATTGAGTCTCTATGTCGATTTTTCCATATAGCTCTTTATCTGTTAATGTTTTACTCCCTTGAGTACCTAATTGTAATATTCTTTGCTCTGTTGATTTACCATCACCTACGCCACCTTTAAAAACAATCAAATTATTATTTTTATCAAATGTTAGGCGGTGAGCCTTGATTATTCCAACGTTGCTATTAACGGATAACCCTATTATTTTAACTTCTTTATTCATGGTCTTTTATCCCTTTCTATTTAGGTTAAAGATTAGGAAATGTTTATATAAATCCTTTTCCTCTTTTTTTGTTAATTCACCTTGATATACAAATACCATCTTTTTTAATGGCTCCTGCCTTCTAGCATATGGTTTTCTGTATTTTGATCTTATAAAATCAAGTTCCATTACTTCTTTTATTTGATCAATAGAGGCGCATTCTTCAAAAATAACCATTGAACATTGCTCAAATTGGATGCATTGTATAAAAGACTGATGTCTGTTTAAATAGGTTTCATAAACATCGTGTCTTGATCCTAATTCCTGACATAGCATAGTTTTACCAGTCATTTGCTTGCCAGTAATTAATATTGGCATGTTTACATTTGTGTTTTTCATATCTATTTTTTAGGGGGTTATTTTAAATTAAATATTTGAAAACCATCTAACCTTTTAATCTGATCCTTGAATTGGAAAATAACCGGCGTTTTAAATCTAGATAGCTTTTTATAAACGTTTTTTACTTCACTTTCTAAAATGCAAAAATCAATAATAATTACACTAACATTTGATAGTGTTGCCATGGTACCAACAACAAATCGATTAAGCCGCGTTATTTCGTGCATGTTTATAACCTTGCCATCCATGTTTTTTATGATTAATTCCGTTAGCGCATCCGCGCCCGGTCCGGTAATGATAATTGGTTTTTTCATATTGTTGTTTAGTTTTTTTAGTTCCTATTAAATTTCCATTTGTATTTTGTTTTTATTAATTAATATTTGTCTTTAATTTACCGTACTTGCACACACACTGGTTATAGTGCATTTGCGAAAAGCAAACGACACCATACCCTTAACATTAGGCAACATTAAACTCCACCTCTTCACCGTGCCCGTAAAGTTTGCCTCTATGAATACATGTGCCTCTTCCGCTTTTGTTTGGTTCGTATAATTCACAATCTGCTTTTCGGCAGTCGCTTCTATCAACCACATCGCTCTCGTGCGTACACCAAACAAAATGGGGGTCTTTCTCTGGCACGGCTTCCACCAATTTTATTTTTTCTAATCCGTTGGCTTTTGCATTGTCTAGGTGGTAATCTAATTTATAGCACATTGTTTCGTCTATGCTTTCAAAATAAAATTTATCCATAATAACATTGCTTAACAATTTGTAAAAATAATAGCCGAGTTAAGCGGTGTTTTTTAAGCTATTATCTATGTTTAAAATTTATCTGTAATTCAATATTTGCTTTTCAAATGGCTACTATTCTTACAATAGCCGTTACCCCCAAAAGGGCTGCCGTCTTTCCGGCATGTCATTCTTAATATAAATTGCCCAAATATGAAAGCGGCACAATTACGCCGCCGGTAGAGTTGGGATTGAGTCGAAAAACCATTTATACCTTCATACCCGAAGAAATCCGAGTATCTTCATTCTCTACCTTCTAATTAAAACGGTAAATCACTTTTATCAACATGTTCCACCTCCGCATGGTAGCCATGATATCGATTTGCGGCACCTAAAGAGGTTTTTAAATTATAATATCTTCCACTTTTGCCATCGTTGCTTGTTTCTATTGGACTGCCATAAATCCTTTTTAATTCCCTTACCAGTTGAATCATATTTACTTTGGTAGGCATCAAATATTTTTCAATCAACATTTTTACATCCGTTGCCGTATATTTATCATCACCTTCCTCAAAATGTTTTACGATAATTTCCCTCTCTGGTGAGGTTTCAAGGAATAGGCTATTGTTCCTTCGCTCCCTTTCTTGCTTTTCCTCTGCAGTTAATTCTCCAATGGTTATATCATCTTTAAACATCGTTAGGGCCTGCGCCCATATTTGTAATGGATTAATTGTTTTCGTGTATTCTTGCCAGTTAAAGCCTGCAACACGCACGATTATCCATCTAGTATTACTATCATCTGCCAGGATATCTGTTTTATTTGTACTACCAACAAAACTTGCTATCCTTTCAAATTGCTCATCTGATCGGCCATATGCGACACGTTTTGTAATTGCCCCCTTTGATATAAAACTTTTTAAACGTGCAACATCCTTTTTTTGCAGTTGGTCCAATTCATCAAAATTTATCCATAAATAACGAGCCAATGCCAGCACGCTATCTTTATCTGATGGATCAATTGACTCATCATAATATAAATTACGTGGACAAAGCCAGCTAAAAAATAATGTTTTTCCAATTTCTTGTTTACCATAGAAAACCAAAACCATTCTATTGTTATAATATTTATCTCCGGCACATCGAATGGTCCTAACTAGATGCTTTTTTAACATACTTTCAAAAAACTTGCTATCCTCTCCATCTTCTAATTTAATATGTTTACATATCTCACCAATATTATCTTTACCATCCCATTTTGGTAATCCCTTCAAAAATTCATGGATAGGATTGTAAACCTCTGAAATTTTAGTACTGCTGATCATTTCAACTACTTTGTTTCCACTGATGCTTTTAATGCCTCTGGATGTTTCCATTTCGCTAACAATATCGTTGGGCAGCAATCCTAATTGGGACAACTCACTATCTCCTTTTGTATATTCAATTATTTTTGTTAATTCGTTATACTTAAATTTTAATTTCCAATCTTTAATTATAGCGAATAGGGCCGCCCATTTTGGGCTACACCTTTGGTTTTCCTCCGGCGCGTCAACTTGTTGTGTCCGTTGAATAGGTTTTGATATTTTGTATTTCTTTGCCAATTCTTTGGCACACGCTCCATAATCACCACCGTACTCAAGTTCTGCCAACACGCCAAACATGGTATATGAACCAACGCGCTCTGATAGGTCGAACGGGTGGCCGTTACTGGTAAAACAATAAAACTTGTTGATACCTCTTTTTTGAAATGTTGCGGAAATTCCTTTTTTCTTTCCGGGCCGTGTGAATATTTTCCCATCTTTACTACTCCATCCATGTTTTTCTAGTATGTTTCTTGTTTCTTGTATGCTTGCTGGATCATCAATATATTTTTGCCCCGGCATTACATCATCCGTTGCCTCTCTTTGCTTTGTTTCTTTTTTCTCGTTTTCATCGATCTCATGCAATGCCTCACATACATTTATCAATTCATTGCGTTCCTCTTTTGTAAACCTTTGGACATTTAAAATATCACCTTTTACAACTTCATAGCCTTTTGATGGTGGACAAATAACATATCCGCCTTTACCTCTGGTTTCAATTAGTACAATTGTACATTCCCAATCTCCGGTGTTTTTATTCTCTCTTAAATTAAATGTATTGCCATCTGGTAATTTTGTGGAGTGCTTGCCATTATCATCAATCAAATGTTTACCTAAATCATTTTCAATAACTAGCCTTGATGCTAATTTCTGATTTCCTCCGATTTCATCACATTTATAATACATGTGATACCCTCCGGATTGAGTAGCAATAATAACGAGTTTATTAAAAATTTTCTCACTGACATTATCACAAATCATTTGATACAAATTCGCAGCATCTCTAAAATGATTGTCAATATCAATTATTTCTAATCCTTCAAATCCAGCAACGCAACCAAATACATTGTGCCCGGATAACTCATTAAAATCGATTTTAACATCTCTATGCTTTGCCCATTGACATGCTGGAGACTTATCGATATTTGCAGGGAAAATGGAAAATTTATTGTGTAACTGTAATAGGTCTATCTTCTGCATTCCATGTATCTATTTCCGATTGATCAAAAAATAATTTTTTCCCAAATTTTTTGTATGGTATTTTGTTTTCACATGTCCATCGATACACGGTTGATTTGGTCGGCTTATCCGGTAGATACTCCCGGAGCTCTTCAATTGTAAGTAAATTCATTTTAATGAGTTTTATTTTTTGGTAATACAACAACAGTATCGTCACCATCTAGCACGTAACAATCTGGGCAATATGTTTTTTTACATCTGTCACATTCTACTGTGTACATTTCTACTTTTATAATCATCTAGCAATTTTTTACGTTAACTAATTTATTTGATTGCACATTAAAACGCGCTATAACACTGGCATACCGTGCATTAAAACGCACGGTATGCCAGTGTTAGCCCCTGTTTATCATCTCCATTATCTTAATATAATCCCTGTAATAGTTTTTATCGATATCAAGTAAATTAGTAGCGGATTTTATGCCGTGCCTTATATTTGTCTCTCTATAATCAAACAATACCGATATCCTCAATGTATTATAATCAAAGTAAGTAAACAAAATATGAAAGCATAGTTGCCGTGGCAAACTCCATTTCCTTTTTTTGCACTTTAACTTAATATCTATATTATAATAATCGTTTACCGCACGGATAACATCAGATGAACAAATTTTCTCATTCTGAGGCCGTAATATATAATCCAAAAATCCCTGTATCAATTGGGTATTTTCGATATGGTCAAAACCAATATCATCAATGTATTTTTTAATTAATTGCTTCATTTAGGTATATGGGTTTTAAAAGCACATATTAATTTCACTTAACATGTGCAAATATCTTAATAATTTCTTATTACGTCCACTCCATCAGGTAATTTAACATCCTTGAGGTCACAGCCACGAACATCTAGAGAACCACCGATTGAATCAGGCAACTTAACATCCTTGAGGTCACAGCCACTAACATCTAGATAACCACCGATTGAATCGGGTAAC